TTGCTCCTGCTTCTCTTTGTCGCTCACGGTATGTGCGCGATTTCCTTGCTTCATTTGTTTCTGTGTATAGATGCCGTTTGTATTCTTCATCTATTCTTACTGGCGTGATCTTGAAGAACCTTCGAAGCTCCACACGCTTTGTTTCTGTCGTGCCTGCCCAGTAGCCATTGACTTTGACCTTTAGGGCGTAGTCCAGGCATTCATCGAATACCTGGCAACTCATGCAAATGCGCTTGAGCGTTGATTCGGTGGTCGGTGCTATTGCTCCTGTTGGAAAGAACAGCTCCGGATCAACTCCTAGGCAGTTGGCTTGTTCTGTATTAAACATCTTGGATCTCACTTGCTATTACCTGGCAGCCGATTCGATCTGTTGCGTACTGCTTGGAAGCACTGACTGCAATCACCAGCGCATCGTCTGTGTAAAGGCCGCCGGTTGTCAGTCCATCGAACGTGCTTCTTATGAGCTTGTCCAAGTCCGGCTTAACAGCTGGCCACTTGCGTGTGACTGTTTTGGGTTTCGGCAAATGGAACACCAGCGCGATCTCGACTGGGTTCTGCAATGCGCATAAAACCTTCGCTTGTGTTTGAGCTGCAACGGCTTCGCGCCAAGGCTTGACCTTCTTGCTTGACTCGATCATGACCACGCGCCCGTTCTTAATGAAGCCTGTCTTAGATCCTTGCGGTGCCGGTTCCCCGTCTATCCAATAACTGATCATGGTTTACTCCGTTTCGCTGATTTCTGTATTCCAGTAGTTGTCGGTGATGTCCTTTTGGAGTTCATCAGGACCCCAGTCACGTGTCATTTCTTCGGCTTGCTCCTCCGACTCTGCTTCAATGTCAAATTCGTAGGTAACTACGTTCTTGAGTTCAAAGTGATATTTTGGCATTCGTCACCGCCTTTGTGTTTTCTTTCATGCGCCGATCCAAACTCTGAGGACTGCGCCATGTGATTCCTTGCGCTTCGCTGTGTCGTAGCCGACCTTGCGAATGATGCCGGCTCTTGCTGCCTTGTTCATGATCGCCCCTGATGCGTTGTTCTTGTGCTGGCCTACTTCGCCCGATGGGAGTCCCGTCATCGCCAGGACATCCTCGCTTGTGAACTCGGTTCCTCGCCTGGCGAGCTGCTTGATGGCTTCGTAGGCTTGTTCTGCCCAGTCTGGTTGCGCATCTAGTGCGAGCTGCATTCCTTGTTGTTTGAGGTCAGTCATCTTGCACCACCAGTCGAAGCTGGGCTACTAAGGCATCCTGTTGCTCTTGCACCTGGCGTGGCAGGCTTTGTGCAAATGCCATTATTAGCATTCCAAAGAATCCGCCGAGCAGGAATAAAACGGCACCCATTACAAAGCTCATGCTCCCAGCTCCGTTTTCTTGTTGTTGAAAATGAGGCGCAGGTTGCGCTTCTCTAATTCTGTGAACTCGCCACTTTGAATCAATGGCACGACTTCGCTTAACTCGACAAGTGAGCCGGCGTTGTTGATGCGTTCGATCATCTTCTGGGTTGCTGTACTGAGTTCTTTTGTCGGCTTTGCTGTCGGCTTTGCTTCTGCCGATGCTGGTTGCTCCTTTGCCCAGAGGTCCAGTGCAATTCCGAAGCGCATTGAACTGTTGCGTATCGCGTTGCCGATGGATCCTTTAACTGCATCGAACTTGTCGCGGCCCTGGGGTTCGCCGTAGCCGTATCTGGTTACTCCGCAAACTGTCAGCTTGATCCACAGGCCACCGTTGTCGTCAAACTTAGGCAGTCCTGCTTCGTCAAATGCGACGGGTTCCCAGTTCCAGGTTGGGTCTATTTTGAGTAGCCGGTCTGTCACCCAGGCATGGCTTACGTAGTCGAGCTGCAGTCCACCTGTTGGCAACTTCTGGATCTGCTCTTTTGGAAAGGGTGCCCGTAGCGCATCCTGTTGTTCCTGTTTCATGCTTTGTCCTTTTCTAGTTGAATGTTCTTAATCTTGCGGCGCAGGTCTATTGCTTCCTGCTTGTTTAGTTTTGTTGTATCGAAAGGTTTACCAAGAAGGGCTGACAAGAATTCGACTTGGTGTGCTGGGTGCGTAATGCCTAAATAAACCAGCATCTTTCGTATCTTGTGCTTGTCGTTTAGCGATGCGCGTTCCATGCTGAAAGGTACGAATCCCATTAGTTACCGCCTAGCGCGAACCAAGTTCCAACAAAGAGAACCCAGCCAACTGCGACAACTCCTGCAGCACCGAGAAGGTTCCCAATGAATCTTGCTCTTGGTGTCCAATTCCAGTTGCTCATTATCGTGACCCCCATCCTTGAAGTGTTAGAAGCATGTGTCCGTTGTTGATTCTTAGTTCTTCCATGCCGTCTGAAAGTATGTAAGTGACGAAGTATCCATTCTTGATCACATTCATGACTGTGTAAAACAAGCCGAGTGTCATTCCTTGTTCAGCTACGTTGGCTCGCACAATGTCGCCTTTTTCAAATGCTGTGTTCATGGTTATGCAACCTCGACAATCTCTAGCCAAGTGATGACTTCGCTTGTTCCGCAAATCAGAATCACTGCGGTTTCTTTCTTGTTTGCAGTTACGATTTCCTTGATGGTTCCAGCAATTGGGTAGAAGTTTTTCTTGTACCAGAATCCTGTTATGTCTTGTCCTGTTTTGATTACGTTGCTTAGCATGTGCTTTGTTTCCTTTGCTTCTCTGAAGGCCTTGCGCCTTCCCTTGTGTATTACATTACCGCAGCTGGGCTTTGATGTGCGCCATTTGCGTGTCTTTTTTTATCTTTTTTTTTCGAACATTTGTTCTAATTGGTATATGCATAAACCCTTAAGAATCGGCGTTTATCTAGTTTTTCCTTTGGAACCTTGCCGGACTTGCTGAGCTTGTATCGCTCCTCTGGTGTCATGCCGCCCCACATTCCCCACTTTTCATCCAGGCCGATCTCAAGGCAGAATCCAACAACCGGGCAAATCTCGCAGAGGCGTTTAGCGATGTCGTATAGGTGCGGCTCCTCGTCTCGTGGGAAGCAGGTATCAGGGTGCGCATCTCTGCAAGCTGCGGAATACATCCACGAATCTGGCGCGGTGCAAATAAGGCACATGCCGGAATCCAGCCACGCTTCGTGATCGCAATCTTTGAGCATCTATCCATTATGGTCGCTTTAGTCCTAGTTGCACTAATTTGGCTCGCACATCATCTGGCATTCCCTGGGACTTTGGACTTGATCCAATCGCTTGCACGTTGCTTAATTCGTGTTCGCGTGATCGATGGCTGCTCCACATCGCGTTCAGGTGTGCCGGCATGAGTGAGTCGGTTGAACTCCTGTAGTGCCTTCCGAGTGCATCGCGTGCAAACTCAAATTCCATAGCTGGACTTAGTGCCAGTAACCAACCTTCGACCTTTGCTCGGAAGCCTGTTTCATCAGCTGCTCCGATCCTGGCATCTATGGCCACCGCAATCGTCAGGATCTTTCCGACTTCTGCTTTGTTCATTGTCCGAGTTCCTTTGTTTCGTTCTCTAGGTTCTTGAGCCAGTCCATTGTCTTAGTGAACTTGCTTTGCTTTGTGTTGCGCTGAGCTGCGAGCCGGAGCTGGTCATATTGTTTTCTGAGCTTGCCTGGACTCATGATGTTTGCTCGCCAGAAGTCATCGGCCTGGCACCACTCGATTGCCTTGTGGATCTGATCCCAGCTGCGTTCATCGATTCTGTTGAGCCGTTCCATGTCGCTAAGCCATCGCTCGTTGATCGCTGGTCGCCTGGATCCGTTGGCTTCTATCAGGTCTGCTAGAAGATCGCAGGCTGCTTGAACTTCCGCACCGTAGGTGCGAGGTTGTTCATTGGTTCTTAGTTCCATATGGTTATTAGTTAGTTCACCACTGGTGGGTATAGGGGTGTCCCCACTGGTGGGTATAGGTCCCCCCACTGGTGCGTATAGGTACCTGCAATTAGTCAGGCTCGAAAGATGCACGTGATAAAGGTTTGAGGTCCAGTCACCGTCTTTGTTCTTCCGGTTGATCTGGCACAACGCGCCCATCTCGATCAGCTCCTTCTTCGCCCTGTCCATCGTGTTCAGGGAGGTTCCTAGCTGCTCTGCGAGCTTCTTGCGCGACCAGAAGCTGGTTCCTCGCTTGTTGTCCCCATTCTTGCGAAGCACGAGGTATAGCTTGATGGCTGTCGCTGATACGTCTGACTCAAATACCCAGTTAGGGATCTGTTGAAACGGCAGCGGCTCGACGTGTATCTCTGCTTTGTCGATGTCCATTACAGGTTCTCTTGGAACTCGACTTTTGACCACTTCAGGCGCAGTGCATCTACGACTGCCTGGCGTTCCATCTCTGGCAGGTTTGCTATTTCGTCTAGGCTGACTTCGACCATCTCGGATCCACATAGAAATTCCAAAACGGCCACCATGACGAGCTGGTCTGGATCGAACTCCGGTGAGTCGATGTTGTCTACGACTTCCCAAACCTTCGCCCAGTCCACCGGTGTGACTGTGTCGTGATTCTTGAATAGTGCATGCTCTGCCATCCATGTGGTTTGTACGAGCTGCTCGCTTGGTGTTCTCATTGTTTTGCTCCTGTCATTAGTTCAATTGCTGATCTGATTACCTGGCTTACGTTTGCGTTGTGTTGATGCGCCCATTGCCTAACGGCGAGCATTTGCTCCTCGTTGAGTCTTAGCGTGAGCATGTTGTCTTTGTTCTCTTTCGGTTCTTCAGCCATTGCTGTCCTTTGCTAGTTGTTGTCCTATGGATTCGATCACGTTTACTGTGACCGCGTTGCCCATCTGGCGGTAACGCTGCGAGTCCGATTGTGAAGCTGTCCAGTCGTCTGGGAAGCCTTGGAGTCTTTCGCATTCCGTTGGCGTGAGCCGGCGTACTTGCATTGGCTCCGGCATGATCGCTGGAACGTTGCCACCGCCTGTTCCCCATCGTTGTATAACTGTCTGCATTGTTTCTTCATCTGTCACGCGAACGTCACCTACTCTTGTCCCGTCAATTATTAGCACTGTTGCCCTGCTTTCCCCCCCGTTGTCGAATACGTTTAGTGTTGTGCAAACTGCGCCCTCTTTCCATGTTTCGTCATCCTCTGGGTTTGCAGCTCGGCGCGATTTAACAAACCACAATATCTGTCACATCCTTGTAATCACGCGACTTTAAAGTCGAGGCCTTGTCATCCATTTGGTATTGTCCGAAGGCTTGCATCCTGGCGACTTGGTAAACCAGTGAATCTCTGGCGCGCAGAGCCGTCATGGTTGGTGCAATGTCGGCATCTGGGATGTCGTAAAGCTCAAAGTTTCCGACTCGTTGGGTGGTTGTTGCAACAATTGGAGTGTGTCCACCGCCAGATCCACTTGCGCTTGTGAGTGTTGGACTCGTGTCTATTCCAACGGCTGCATTTGGGTGTTGTCCACCAATAATTCCGAAGCTGTTTGTTCGAGTGCTTGTTGCAGGGGTTCCGGCAGGTTCTTTCCCCGTCTGTTGGCTCGCCTGAGAATCCCTAGCGCGGCTTTCGCACTGAGCAAGTATTTGTCTGAAGGGTTTTGCTCCAGTACTTGCGACAATAAAGACTCGCCTGCGCCGTTGGGGGACTCCGAAGAATTGCGAATCAAGAATACGCCATTCGATGTTGCTATACCCTGACTCGGCCAGTGCAGTGAGGAGGACTCCGAAGTCGCGACCTTGGTTGCTTGATAGAAGTCCTGGCACATTTTCCAGGAGGATAGTTTCTGCTTTGGTATGCGTTGCAAAACGGAGAGCGTCATAGAATAATCCACTTCTTGCGCCAGCGAGTCCAGCCCGCTTTCCTGCAACAGAGAGGTCTTGGCAGGGGAATCCGCCGCAGACCAGTTCAATGTTTCCTGTAAGTCCAATTTCATCAGCCCAATCTATTGCTGTAGTTACGTCATCGTGTTTTGGTATTTCTGGGAACTGCAAGTCGAGGACCGATCTTGCGTGTTTGTCGATCTCAACTTGCCCTACGCATTCATGTCCAGATCTGGTCAGCCCTAAATCGAAGCCACCAACTCCTGCAAATAATGAAACGAAGCGCATTAGTTGATCGCTCCTAAGTCATCTTGATCCAAGACGTGAGTCTGGATTAGTGTGATTGCGCTTAGTAAGTTGTTGGCCATCTGCTCGAAGAAGTCGCCATCTGGCAACGCTTCGATTGCTTCATAGATTGCTTCGATCTCCGCTTGTCCGATTGTCTTTTCCTTTTGCATTTTTACTTTCCTTCCTTGTCTGCGAGCTTGCAAGAATGGCAAACCCAGAGGCCAGCCTTTGTTTTGCCACCGAAGTATCCATGAGTTTGTTTCTGGCATTCCATGCATAGTCCAGTGCTGAATGGTGGGCAGTTGACTCCCTCGATCCACTCAGTTGTGTCCTGCACTTTTGTAATCGTAATTTTCATTATGCGTTCACCTGGTTCCTGTCATCGAGTACGCACTTAGCAACGAAGAGCACTTGTTCTTCTTCTTTGGTTCGCTTCGTGCGAGCTGCGAGCGTTTTTACAATATCTGTCACTTGGTTTGTGCTGTGTACGTTGATGGCTTCAAACATGATGTCGAACTTGGTTTGAGTTTCCATGTTAGGCACCTGCCTGTTCTGAAAATTTAAGTGCAAATGATTTAGCCATTTCGTAGTTATCTAAATAGTTTGCAACGATGTTGTGGGAGTCATTCTCTGTATGAAAAACTCCCCAAGTTCCTTGTGCATTTTTTCCAAAGAATATTTCAGTTCCAATTACTTTGTATAGAGTGTTGTTCACTGCTGTTGTCTTATCCATGTCTTGCTCCTCTGTCCTAGCAGGTTTCCCTGCGCCTATGTATTGATCATTGCACCTTTTGTAATACAACGCAAGCCTATTCGTAATACGTTGATTTACCGCGTGTTTATTGGGTTTTTGGGCAAAAGCAAACCCACCGCACAAAGCATAAGACGGTGGGTCTGCGGTCCAGGGATCGCCTAGAGCTGCGCAAGTCTGCTAAGCCTAGCGCGAAGATGTGCCAAATACACAATTGCATCATCCAGCTCTTCGAGAGTTTCCTGCAGCACCTGGCCACCGGACTTTGTTTCGATGCTCTGCTCGTTGCCGCGACTGTATTGCTGGTCGCCTGTTCCGACGATTCGTGAGCGCAATGACTCAACGCAGGCTGTGACTTGATCTGCTAGTTCTTCGCTGGTCATGATTTCACCTCGTAGCAGTTTCTGCATTCCTGCAGATGTGAATCTGCAAACTGAAGAACGATCCAGATGTGCTTACAAGATTTTGAGGTCATCCCATTTCCCTTCGCCTACTGTTAGTGTCAGCATTCCTGCCGGTGCTTCTGCGCCACTCGTATTTGAGAACCACTGGCTGCCGCCATCGAGCGCAGGTGCCTGGATCCAAGTCTTGCGCCCTGACTGCTCAACGCGCAAATGATGATAATGACCAGTCAGCAGCAAGGTTGCTTCACCGATGTCTTGTTGGCCATGTGCCATGTTCTTCCACCACTCGACTGCCTTGCCCCGGCACTGATGTCCGTGTGCAAGTCCCACGACTGTTCCTGCCATGTCCAAGGTCACGGTCAATGTATCGTATTTAGGAAAGGTAAAACTTACGTGTTTGAAGTCTGGGTGATCTGCCAATGCATCAGCTACGGCTGAGGCTGCATCCAGCGCGAATGAGTCGGTATAAGTAGTTGCCATTGAGTTTCCAACTCTTACTGCTTCATCGTGGTTTCCTGGAACGCATGGCACAATGACGCGGTCAGCTAGTGGCGCGAAGGCTCTAACCATATGAAGGAGCAGTCTGCGATACACGCGAATCTGCGCAGTCAGGTCTAGGTCTGTTCGCCAGATGTGCTTGCCGCCTTGGGAGTTCATTCCTTCGATGCAGTCACCGAGTTGGGGAAGGTAGACGGTTCCAATGTCGCGGCCTGCCTTGCGTAGTTCCTTGAGCCTGGCAACGGCTAGATCGGTCTTGTGTAATACGTTTTTGATGATTCCTTCAGAACCCTCACCGTCAATCTTGCCGACTTGTGTGTCTGCTAACACCACAACGTAGGCTTGCGTGGCTGTACGTGGCTCTGTGGGCTTCCTAGACACATTCTGTGGCTTCCATTTGCCTACGATTTGGAGCAGGTCATCTATGTCTACGTGATGTGTGCCTGTTGTAGGTACGAATGTGGCTCTAAATGATTCCAGCCATTCGCCATCCCAACGTTGCCACTTGCTTCTGCGCAGTCCTGTGATCTTCCATTTCGCTGGGTCTAGTTCAAACTCCGCCAGCAGCTCTGCGTGGTCTGGTTCATCCCCAGCTGGGCGTGGCACGGATCGCAAAACGCCGCCGGCTGAGTCGTACTCAATGCCTGGTTCAAAGCCTGCCGGAATGGACTTCGCGGTGCGCTTGCGCTGTTCGTCATCGCCTAGCTTTGAGAGATCGTCTGTGAGGCTCATGGGCAGGTACATCCGATGTCTTTAATGCCGCGCCTGCGGTGCCGGTGAATTGTCTGGCGGCTGATCTCAAAGCCGTTCTTTGTTAATACACGCGACAGGCTTGTCGGGCTTGTATCTGGATCATCTATGAGCTTGGTTAGGGCTGCAGATTCCTTTGCGCTTAATTGCTTTAGTACGCGCTTGATAGAACATTCGTAGCTGCTTTTGGAAACAGTTTCTAAATCGTCAAGTAAGGCCATAGCGACCACCTTTCGTCTAGATAAGTCTAGAGCGTAAGTGTGTCAGGCTGTTGTCTTTTTAGAGCGTGTCGGTTTTGTGACTATTTCTTCTATTGCATTTAAGCGATAGTCAAGGTCACCAATGCGCGACTCAATGCGGTTAAGGGTTGCAACTGCATCTGGCAGGCTCTTGCCACCGTTGGCGTGTGGCTGGATTGCGTAGGTCATTGTGTCTATGTACGCCTTGATGGGTTTTACTATTCCCCATTTGATGGCTGTTGCGGCTAGAACCAATATCGCTGTTAGAGCTGCTGCGTATTGACCTAGTTCGATCAGTCCCATTATTACTTTTTCTTGACAACAGGTGCAGCAACTTTGGCTTTCACCTTTTTAGCAATTGATGCAGGCTTAGTGCCAATCAGTGCTGCTGGGTCTAGGTCTGTGCCAGAACTCCAGTGACTTTTTGATCTCAGCTCTACGTGAAGATGGGGGCCTGTGGAGTTGCCTGTGTTCCCACTTTTTGCGATGACCTGTCCAGCAACAACCTTGTCGCCTGGCTTGACCAGTGCTTTAGAAAGATGAGCATAGATGAACCAACCGCCATCTAATTTTTGAACCAACTGAACGCCGTACGATTTTCCCCAGGTAGCAGGATCAATAACGCCGTCAGCCACTGCTAGGACATCGGTGCCGATTGGGACTGCGTAGTCCACTCCTGTGTGATAGCCCTTGCTCCACCATTTGCCTAGTTTCTTGTATGGTGTGCTTGGTGTCTTGCCTGCGATTGGTGAACCCATTGTTATTCCTTATCGTCATCTTGTCGTAAGGGTAATGTTATCAGCCAGACGAATGCTCCAATTAGGATGAGCAAACCCACGACTTTTTTACTGCTGCCGTCGAGCGTGAAGTATGCAGTGAGCAATCCTACGAACGTATAAGTTTCGGCTGTGATCTCACGCAGGTAGGTCTTTATCCATTTCATTTCATTCTCCTTGGTAGTGCTAACTGTGTGACTATCACGGCAGCGATAACGACGGACTGCGATTCTTCGCGTTGCTCATCTGTCATGTCGCTTCCAATGTTCATAAAGGCTTCCGCAGCTTCAAAGACTGCAGTGATGCCGGGAATGCTTGCCAGTGCGCTAGGCACTTCTAGAGCTACAACTTGTACAGATTCTTGTACAGATTCTGTTGGCTCTAAATTTTGTGCTAAATCTGACGCTGTTGGTGTCGGTTCTACAACAGGCACTGGAGCAACCTCAGACACGCTTGGCGTGGGTGTTGGCGTTGGTTCAGCTGTCGGCTCTAGTGTTGGCTCTAGAGGTGATGTAGATGAAGGATTCGTGGGTTCTGGTTCTGGCGATGATTGAACTAATGGTTCTGTTGCTTGTTCTTGGGGTTGCTGCGTTGGTGTCGGTTCTGGCGTTGGCGTGGTTTCTTGTATCGGCTCTGGTTGAGTTTCTTGTGTAGGCGTAGGTGTTGGCTGTGGGTTCAGGGTTGGCTCAATGCTTGGGGCTGGCTCAGGTTCTACGCTTGGGACTGGCTCCGGCGTTAGGGTCGGAATCACTGGCGGTTCAGTGAAGCTGCTAGGTGCAGGTGCTGGTTCAACTTCAATCGGAACGCCACCGTCACCAACGTCGAATGCTCCGGCGATTGTCACAATCGGTGCGCCTTGCTCGTAGCGAATGCCGCGCCTGAGATCAGATGGCAACCATCCAAAGGTCGTTACTTCGCCATGCCACGTTCCATTTGGGTATTTGTTAATAACTAGACGGATTTGAGTCAGGTCACCTTGCGATTGTGGAAATGGTCGCAGGCTCCACTCCACGCATAAGGTGTTGGCAGTTGAGCCAAACGAAACATAGGCACCCTGGCCGAATGTCACCCAGTCGTAACCTGCCACTGAAACGCTAGGGGTTTGTGGGTAGTCGTGGAACGTGGCATCAGGACGACCAAATGTCAGAGTGCCGTTGGTCGTAATAAATACGTTCTCGTATTCCGTCTGCCCTAGCTTTAATGTGAACGGCAGGTTGGCAGGGTAGGCAGAATCATCGTGACCGGTGTATGTGTACGTGTTGCATACGACTTCAGCTTGAGCTGGTGTCGCATACATAAATGCTCCGACAAGTAGCGCAGTTAGGGCGACCCTGATGCGCTTCATTTACTTTTTGCCGTTGGCCTTACCGAATGCATCATTGATTTCAGTTTCATCAAGTTTGCCGTCTGCAATGTAGGCACGAGCTAGTCCTTCAAGCACAATAGCCACACCTAGGATCGCAGCCATGCTTGCTGACTTCCACAACTCAACGCCGATGATCGAACCAGCACCGATTGTTCCCATAACGGATGCCACAACTACTGCGACCATACGGGTAATTATGTCTTTGACTTGCTTGCGCTTCAATGTAACTCCAAAAAATTTAAGCGCAGGTGTCTATTTTGACAAATGTAATTTTAATCTAAATTTACAAATTCTTGTAATTCGTCAGGAACTTTTGTTGAGTTTTCCCACACAACAATTTTGCCATTACGAACTGCCCAACCCTCTGTTATTTTCAGTTCAAAAAGTCTGGCAACTACGGGATCAATTTCTATCATGCTGCACCTATGTCCTTTACAATTATCGCGCCGATATAAGGTGCTGTATTTGCTACGGTTGCACCGTTTGTATTTGTTTGCACAGTGACAACAATAACGGTGCTAGAAGTACCTAATTGCGTTGAAGTTGCCAAAGAAATTTTGCTGTGTTTCCAAACACTTGCAACAGGCTGTGCGCTGTATAAAGTTCGATCCAATTCAGTTCCTACCGCACTGCCAAGTCGAGCGCGTATGTCTATGTTTCCACCACTGGTAATTTTTTGCACAAAACCAACATCAACAGTTATTTCATACAAACGCCCAGCAGAAGGTGTAAAGGCTGCACTTCTGAACAATTCAGTTTCTGTTGTAGTTGTTAAAGTTAAAGTTGCGCCTGTGTTGCGTTCGTAACTCACAACACTTCTATTTACAGGGAACCAAGCAGTTCCATTGTAGGCTTCCATAGCATCTATGTCTTGACGGTAAGTGACCATTCCATCTGTCGGTGTAGGAATTGCAGATGAACGTGCAGCAGAATTTGCAAAGTTCATAACAGACTGATCCATTAGATAGTCGTTTACGTCTTGTGCAGTTAAGACTTCACCTGCAACAAACGTTTTTTTGCCAGCCATTGTTTTACTCCTGTGTTGTTTCTACGTCTAAGTTTAGTGGGTTATGCTGCTTCATAAGTTAAAGAAACCAATAAAGAAGTTCCGTTAGCTGCTGGATAAGTATTATCAAAATTGACCACACTTGCAATCGTTGTACTGCCAGCCAAATAAACTTGCAACATTTTTCCAGTTACATTGTTTTCACGACCAGCACCAACGGCAGCGAAAGTGTTTATAGCAGTCACAGGCAAAGTAAAAGAGATGCTTCCTGATCCTGTTCCATTAGTGACAATACTCAACACTGCTCTAAGATGAACAGTTTTACCAACTCTTGTAAAAACGCCAGCACCTGATTTTGTTGTGATAGTCCCAGCAGATGATGAAACAGTTGGAGTCCATGCTGTGTAAGCATTTCCAGTTGTTCCTAATAGAAAACTTTCAACGGCTTCAATTGCATCATTAGCGTTTGTGTGTTGTCCAGAGTGAGCTGGAGCATTAAGAGAATCAGTTGGTGTTGGATTGGCAAAATTATCCACACTTGTTGGAAAGTTTGTAGGCATTTGATTTCCTTTTAACTAGACACTGGCGATACCAACAGTGCCGCCGACTACGTTCTTTGATTCTTCTGTTCCATCGTATCTTACAAGAGGTGAATCATAGGTTGAATTTACAGCATCGTATAGCGGTAAGCCACCACCAAGAACACCATAAACAGGATGATCAAGGATGAATGGGAACTTCCGGAATGAGCCGAAGTCATAGGTGATCTTATGAAAGTCAATGCCTATGGTTTCTCTGATGCCTTGTACGATTCCGTATTGCTCAAACGGATCGCCAATTCCATTAGGAGTGAAAACAATTTTATAGACATCTTGCAACTCAATGTTTAAGAGTTCGCCTTGTTGCTGAGGTGTTTTATCGTGCAGATTGACTTCGACGCTGCTAATGCGCAGATCAGGCTCGTCATAAACCCCTAGCAAATAAACAGCTAAATCTGCAGCTTCCTGATCGCTGGTCAATAAAAGACCATCAAGAGATAAAGTTTGAATTCCGTACAGAGCTTGTGAGTTCACTGAGTCTGCTGTTTGGGGCAGTCCACCCTCACGAGTAACTGTAATACGGTTGTATAAGTTTTCTGAACCATAGACGACTTGGATGTCACTGTAACGTATGTATTGCGCTTCAGGTTGCTGAACTGTTTGAGTGCCGTCACTAAATATTAAATCATCTACTAATGGTGGCGCGACAATTCGATCTTGGAATACAAGCACACCATCTTTTGAAATAAATAATTGACCGACTTCTGTATCAGCGATCAGTTGTAGGTATTTCAAAACATTTGTGTTCTCTGGAACTGTGTCAGCTTGTAGTGTGCGCCTGCCTTCTTCAACGTTTCTTCTGCCTGATGGCCACGCGACTTCTGGTCTATTAAGAATCTTTAATACACGCTCACCAGAATTTTCTTGTACGTTTGTAAACTCATTTAGTTGTGTGGCTGTGAGTTGAATGAAACCATCAACAGCTGAAACAGTGGCATATGATTTCTGCCCTAGTTGGTATTCCAAATCCCAATCATCAATGAATCCAGAAAACTGCCGAATGCCATTTGTTTCAATTGCAACTTCTTTTCGTGGGACGATCTGTGTGAAGTATGGCCCATCTGCATAAAACGGGTCAAAGCTTCTATCGTCATTGTGCAAAGTTACAGATGCGTTGCCTGCTGTGTATCTGTCTAGTTCGTTTGACTTGCCACGAGAAATAGAAACAGAAGCCACATGGTTAGTAACGTCAACCATAAGATCGCCACCAAGGATATAAGGAGCGTTAAGAACGCCACGTACTGTGTCATCAAGCGTAAAAAATGAGCCACCTGAATCAGACAAGTCGAATGCAATAAAGACTTTAGTTTGTGGGTTAGCCATTTACGCGCTCGCAAAGACCGGGCCACTGGTGCGTTCGTATCTCTTGATGGCATCTACAATTTCACGACCTATTTGATTACCATCTGCACCCATACCTGCATTTACAGTTAGGTTGATTGTGTTGCCCATGCCTTGAGCGTGTCTACCTCTAAGTGGAACGACAGCTTCTGGCCCGGCTTCACCAATCAGTGCAAGCGTTGGCCCAGTGACGATGCCACCCTTTGCCATTTTAGGAACTTCTACGCCCAATGAGTTTGCTAAGTCAGTAATAACTTTACGTTCTGCATCAGTAATCTTTGAGCCACCAGTAGATTTAGCACCCTTGTATTGCTTTAGTTTGGCAGCCACTTGTTGAATCGCTTTAGTGTTTACGATTTGTCCAGAAGCATTTATAGTGAATCCATTTTTAGCAATAGCTTCTTTAACACCATCAACCAATGATTGACCTGCGGTAATGCCAGCCTGATAAAACTGTGTTGCTGCAGACGTACCAACTGAATCAGCTACGGATTGAGTTGCTGTGATTAAAGTATTAACTTGATCTACAACAGTTGCGCCACCAGCAATAATTTCATCCGCGATCTTTGTACCAGCATCTGCTCCTGCGGCTAGAACTTGACCGATAGCAGTTTGCGATAGACCCATTGCGAGAAGTTGCTTGACCTTTGCTCCAAAGTCAGCAGCCTTTGTTGCCTGCTTTGTAAGGTTTTCTAGGAATGTACCTGTTTCAGCAGTTGCAGCAGCACCAAAATCTATAATCCCACTGATGACAGTTGAAACTCCGGTCTTGAAGTTTGCGTATGCTTCCTTAGCATTTGCAAGAATTTCGTTGTTGCGAGCTAGTGCAGTACCTAACTTGGCCATTTCCTTTTGTGCGGCTTTGCCTGCTTTGCTCAATCCAACAACTGAAGTCGTCAGCTTGTTTGTGTTAGTGGTAGCAGTACCAGTTGCAGTACCAGTAGCACCTGCACCCGGAATAGGTGCAAGGGTTACGTCTTTGTACTGATTGGAAAGAACACCATCTGGTGGAACCGCAATCTGTGGCAAACCTTCGACTTTTGTGGTGTATGTATCAAGAACTTTATTGACTCCAACAAACGCAAGAGCGATAGCACCTGCCGCCGCAGCAGCTCCAGCAGCACCAGCAATGACAGAAGTTCCACCAGAAGCAAAAGCCATAGCAGTAGCGGCAAGGATGGCTGTTGTTTGTAGTACTTGATAAACCTTGATGATTGCTTGAATGACTTTAACAATCGCACCTGCAGCAGCCACGACTTTAGCCACAGCCCAAATGCCAACTAAGGCTGCGCCAAAGATAAGCAATTGTTTTGAGTAACTAACAACAGTTTGAATTACTGCTCTTACGTTTTGTCCCCAGTTGTATGCAGCTTGTTGCGATTGGCTAAACGAACTACTAACACTTGTCTGTCCTACTAACCCATTTATGAAACCTTCAAGGCTTGGCATAACGTTTTTGATTATCTTGTCTGCAAATCCAGTGAGTGCTGGAATCAGCGCACCGCCCAATGACTCTTGGACTTCACCAATTCTTTCGCGCAAGATTGCCAACTTGCCTTCATAGGTATTAGCAGCAACCGCAGCTTGACCACCGAAGAGACCATTCAAATATTCCTGGACCTTGCCAAAGTCTTTTGACTTCTTGATGTTCTCAGGAATGATAATGCCTAGACGTTGAAGACCTGTAAACTGTCCACCTTGCGCTCTGGCTAAGGCTAAAGAAATACTTTCTAAATCTCTACCGCTTCCCGCAGAAACGTCTAAGCCAAGTTTCAATAAGTTCTGAGCTTTAGTTACATCACCTGTTGCACGGACTAAAGTTTCTAAGGCTGGCCGAAGTTGAGAGTCTGATACGCCGGTTGCAAATTGTTGAGCAGTGATAAATTGCTCAGTAGCTGCTATGGCTCCTTCAGTTGCTCCTGTGACGTTTTCTAAAGTCTTGGCCAGTTTGAGTTGAGCCTTTTGATCGGCAGCAGCAGCCGTGACTGCATCTGCACCGTATTTCAATGAAGCTGCGCCTAATGCAGCAAAGGCAATGGTTCCAACTTTGGCTACGCCACTTAAACCCTTAAATGCTCTTTGTGCCTTGTTTACGCCAGCAGCATCAAAGGTTGAAAGGATAGGAAAGATTACAGCCATAATTTCACCTATCTCTTATTTCTTTTGTTGTAGTCGCGTTGCAGTTTTCTAATTGTACCGCGCACCACATCTTCAACGTATGGCACTTGTCTGAGCGCGGCTGGGTAAACGTACCGGGATGCACGACCTGAAGTATTAAGGTTGCGGATCATTGCCCTACCTGAAGCTGTATTTCCTCTGCGCTTTCTACCTGCCATGTCAGCAATTTGAAATGCAGCAGCACCCATTGAATTCTTTCCTTGTGCGCCAGCCACAATCGATACTAAAGAAGTACCTTTTCGTTCTGCCTTTTTAGTGAAGTTAGTTTTTACTGTTACCTTGACCCCGGCTGGCTGCCATGCTGTTCTGCCATTGTGAACCATGCCCCGGAGCGGTGCTTCGGTTGGTATGTTTTGTTTAACGGCATCAGCTACTGGCTTGGCACCTGTTCTTAAATCTCTACGCGCTTCTTTAACTAAATCGTTGTCTATGCCCTTTAAGGTCTTAGCAACTTCAGCGATACCGACTACTCGCATGGATAGCATTAGTTCCCCTGACTATTTCGCCAGCGCAGATACATTCCCATTGTATAAAGCATGCGTTCGGATTCTTCCATTAAAACTGACGGAGCAATGCCAGTTTCAACAGATAGATAAGCCAAGTACCAATGTTGGGATGAGTCACCCAACCCGGTTATTTTGGGTCTTGTTCGCTCGCTTCAATAGTTTCGACTTCATCGCACCAATCTTCAAACGTCTTTTTAGTTTTACCCTGACGTTCTAACCAGTGCCATGCAAGCCAAAGCAGGTCTGTAATCCTGAAGTCTGTTTCTAGTGAAGCAACTGACTTTGTGAACTTGTCCTCGAAAGCAACAAGGTCACGAGCTGTAGCTGATACTTCTTCTACTGTTTCATCGTTAAAAGTAACGCGCAGGTTGATCTTCATAGTTAGACAGTTCCCCGTGTTACGGTGCCTGATGTTGGCCATGTAACGCTGAACGTTGCAATGTCACCGACAGAGCTGGCGTGTGGACTGTATGAGTTCACTAGGCATACTGCGGTGTAGCTTGGGTTCGTTGAAGTTACGGTTCCTGAAGTTGGAACGATTACAACGGTTGCAAGTGTGTTGTATAGAGGGAAGATGGTTGCATCTACGGCTGCAGCTCCGAAGTCCTGCATGAACTGAAGCGTTACTGAACCGGTCTTTAGACCACCAATGCGTTCGCGGAATGTTCCACCGAATGCAGTTGTTTCTAAGTCATCTGATTCCAAAGCTAGTTCAACCTGGTTTAGTGAAGTGGACAGGTTTGTACCATTGATGGTGACCTTGTAGTCCGTTGCGGCGAATTTTGGCATTTCTTTGTTGCTCCTAGTCTGCGTAGCAGAGAACTACGAACTCTGCCGATAAATAGTTTACCTCACCCACAAGTAGTTCCCCATAGTTACGCATGTCGGTGACTCTGAGATCGAACGCCTTGCCTGCAAGTGTCTTGTCTGATTCTATCGCTAGTTTAATGCTGTTGGCTCCGGTGCTTGAACAGTAAGCATCTATCGCACTTTGACCTGTTCGCTCGGATACTCGACCAACAATTACCTGGACTGCGAATGTGTAGGTCTGCATTCCTCTTTGGAATGCTTCATCGTAATTCACAGAGATTGGAAAGACGATTGCAATTGGTGGATTTGGATTGTCCGGCTGGTAGTCAGAAGTTCTTAGGCCACTAATGGTTGCCAGGTTGTTTTTGATTCCTGCTCGGAGTTCTGTGATCGAAGCCATTACACGAAGTTTCTTAGACGGCGGTATGGTGCTACGAGCTGCTCGACGTCTGGGTCAAGGTATCGGCTTACTCTCATTGCGCCCATGTCACCAAAGCCTGCGATTCCTAGCGGTGAATCTAAACGCTTGAAGATGCGGCTGGCCTGGATGATGCAGGCTTGTGTGATTGAAGTTGGAACTGTTGCCCATCCAAACACGGCAGTTAGTTTGACCAATGCCTGCTCTGATTCAACTGGAAATAAGTAATTCTCAACGGCTCGAATCCTTGTGTATGGAACTGCCAGCCCATCTACGTTGCCGTTAAGTGGTTCTAGCTGGTAATCGCCAACTGCCCATGTTGTATCAAATACTCCATCGCCACCTGATGAAGTCTGCAATGTTAGCGCGGTACTGGAAACGTCATCGATCTGGGTAAGGAATGAATCCTCAGCTGCGTAGTAACGCGTGGCGGTACCTGTTGAGTAGAAGTAACGGCCAGCGTGTCCATCGATTGCGCGTGAGGCAGACTCAACTGCCATCTCTAGCAGCGAATCATCTACTGTATCCGAGATGCGAGCTGCGGCCTTGATCTGCGTAAGTGTGCAATAGCCATTTGTGATTGCCAATGGAAACTCCTAAAGTCTTAACTATTCTACTTGCGTTCTGCCAATGCCCTACGGATTCCTTCACGCAGAGTAATTTTCGGAATAAAATACTGATGCGATAAATGCGAATCGCCAACGCGATACTGCACTCCTGTTGGTGCAGTCACGATGTGATTAAACATGGGCTTAATTTTTGCTTCTTCGCAGACCATTTGAGCCAGGTCATTGAAGCTGGTTGCAAAGCCAGAACATAAATTGAATGTGCCGGTGTACCCAGTTTGAACGTGCCAAAGAACGGCCTGCACTATGTCCTCGATATGGATGAAGTCGCGCACTTGTTCACCGTCACCCCATATATCAAAAACTTCAACGCCGGCAAGGGCGCGGTCAATGAAGCTGGGGAATGGGTAATCGCTGTCCTGGTCTGATCCGTATCCAGAGAAAGGTCTAAACACGAATAGGTTTGTTCCTTCTAGAAACTGCGCCAGGTATTCGCCTGTGAGCTTTGCCCATCCATAAGTGAGGTCTGGATTTAGAACTGCGTTTAGGTTGATGTCGTATTCTGCCAACCGATAACGCCTGTGTGAATTCTGTAGCACGATTGGGTACGCAGCTGAGCTTGAGAAGTAAACCGTATTTATGGGTTTTGTTCTTTGCACCCAGTTAAAGAATTCAGCGTCTATCGATAGGTCTGTTGCAACGCTTAGCGGTTCGCCTTCGATGGTTG